ACTCTCGGTTTGGATTTACCGAAGCGTTAAATTTTCTTATCATATCTCTATTTAACAACACGTCATTACGTGATCTGATTCTTTCATCAAGACCAAATTCTACATCTTTATAAACAAACCCATTAAACGTTAAGTCTAATTTAACCACTGGCCTTTCTTCGCCTTTGTCGTCATCTACGTTTGCTCTAAAAATTTTTACTTTGCGTTCAAGTTTACTTGTATGTTTTTTACCATTATACTTCCAAAATACTTTGCCATCTTTAATTTCTATTTCTTCAGCGTGTAATGCACTAACCTCTGCACCATTACCTGTGTCTAATTTAGCTCTAATTAAACCTACACTTTTTAATTCTATTGTTTCAATGTAACCAATCTCTATGATTGATTGACGATCCCAATTGTCTCTATCACTTACATAATCAATAATATTATCAACTAATTGTTTACCTTTAATTGGACCTGTTGTGTTGGGTGTGTCAGCATAATCTTCATAATGATAACCTTCGTAATCTGCACCTGTTCCTGGTGAACCATTTGCCTCTAATACATAAATTTTATCTTTAAATATAATATGATCTACACCTACGATATATGCTTTTGTTGCACGTGCTGTTCTTAAAACTATTTCTATTTCTTCATCAGATAATTTATATGGTTCTGCTATCGCACCTCTATGTACGTTTGACCTAAATTCTCCAGATTTTTTAACACGTCTTGTGCAAGCAAATATCTTATTGTCTACAACAAAGGTTCTTACATCTGAATCAGTTGGCATATATTCTTGTATTATTAATTCAGCATCGTGTTTAAATAGCGCTTGTACTACTGATACCAATGAATCATAGCTATCTACTTTAACTACACCGATACCTTGTGTACCTGTCAATGTCTTTACAATAACTGGAAACTTATTACCTACAATTTTTAAAGCGTTATCTATATTTTTTTCATTTGATATAAATGCAGTCTTAGGAGTTGGTATATTAAACTTTTCAAATAACAAAGCAGACGTAAGTTTATTATCACAAGTTAACATTGATGATCTAGTGTTTAACATAAATGCACCAGAGTTTTGAAATGCTGATATTAAAGAAAGACCTGCTTCATCTTCAATCGCACCTGCACGTGTTATAACAACAGTATCTTTTCCTACAAACGTATGTTCGTTGTCATCGCCATCATAGTTGTAAATGGTTAATGTATTTTTTTCTTCGTCTTTGTCTGTAATGATTGAGTGTTTAGTATTGATAACAAAAAAAGGTATTTTTCTTTTTTCACAAGATCTTTGTAAGAAACTTACTGTGATTTCTTTTTTTGTTTTTTTTATACCAGTCTTTTGCTGACGTACTTTAGGCGATGCCTTAGTTATAACAACAACTGTTATATTATTTTCTTTTGGCTTTTTAGCCTCTGTTATAAAGTCTTTAAACTTAGGTACTTGCATTTATTCACCATTTGTTTCATCATCTTTTGTAATCTTTTTACCAATATTGTATTTAGCTGATAGTGTCCATTCTTTTTTTTCTTTGAATGGTAATACTTTAATTTGACTTAAAGGTGCTTTGTTTTCAGCTGCCTCTTTTTTAACTATATCAATTAAAGCCCAATCTTGCAATAGAATTGCAATTGTATTTCTTCTTTGAATATCGTTTTCTGATAACGTAGCATTTTTACCATCAAGAGCAAATAACTCTTTAAAGTGTACTATGTAATATTTACCTTGTTTATGAAGTATATGACAAGACTGAAATAATGTCTTATCTTTCCTGGATGCTACACCTATTCTTGTAAGTGTTTCTCTTACTTTCAAAAAGTCATCAGGCTGTTTGATTGTTACCTCTAACATATCCTCTATTGACCACTTAATGCTCTCACTCATTAATTTCTCCCACCTTTAAATAACTTTGTCTTAATATGTTCAAGTTGTTCTTTGGTCAATATAGTTAAGGCCTCTCTTGCCTTTTCATTACTATAACCATAATACTCTTTTACATACTCTAAATCTTTTAACTTGGTTTGTGATAACCACTTACCACCAAATCGCTTCTTTTTTCTGATACTATTTATTAAAAAATGAAATTGTAACTTCTTAGGTAGAAAGTGTAGACCGTTCATTTCGTTGGCCGGCATTAGTGTATCCCAAAACATAGAAAGACAACGATTTATAATGTAGGGTGGAAACTTCTTTTCCCACGTCAAATCGTCACTGTCTAATAGTGGTTCTTTTGTTTCGTTAATGGCTTTGAGATAATCTTTTAATTCGTAACTCATTTGAATTTACACCCAGCCATTATTTCAGTTAAACAAGCAACCATATTAATTTCTTGGTCAGCAACAAAGGCAGCCTTGTATTGATAGCCAGCAATAATTAATACTGCTTGAGGTATTGATTTGGGTTCTAAATGTTCATAAAGATTGTCATAGATACTTGTAAACAAAGCACTAGGTTCTTTATCTAGGTTTTGTATAACCCATTTTCTCATACCATTAAAGTCTTTATCTTTCAACTTAACAATAAGGTCTTTGTTATTTTGTTCTGATAAACTAAAAAGAATACCACTATCAATTTTACCACGTACTGAATATCTTTGTAATTCATTTATGGTTCTTCTAAAGTCTGGATAGTATTTTTGTATTACTTCTGCCAATACTTTTTTATCAAAGTCAACATTTTCATCTTTTAATATAATGGATAATCTATCCATAAATTGTGTAGCTGTTTTAACTTTTTGACCATTGACAATTCTAAAGTCAATTACAGTACAACGACTTTGTAAGGCAGGTATGATTTTGTTTTTATAATTACAAGTAAAGATAAATCTACAGTTATTAAAAAACGTTTCAATAAAGTTTCTTAATGCTGGCTGTACCGATTCGGCATTCATATAATCGGCCTCATCTATAATTATTACTTTGTGATTTGCTGAAGCCGTTAATGATACAGTTGATGCAAAGTTTTTAATTTTGTTTCTTAACGTATCAATATAACGACCTTCATCTGAACCATTTATGATAATGTAATCAACACCTATTTCTTCACATAAGGCACGTGCTACAGTTGTCTTACCTGTACCTGGTGTACCTGATAATAATAGATTGGATATTTCTTTTTTCTTAACAAACTCTAAGAAGGTTTGTTTTAAATCTTCTGATAAGATACAATCTTGTATTTTCTTTGGTCGATACTTCTCAACCCATAAAAAATCTGACATAATATAAACTCCTATTGTTAGTTGTTAATATTAAAATTCAGAATCAGGTTCTAATGCTATCCAATATTGTATAGGTTTTGTTCTATTATTAAAGTGACTGATTTTTTGTTTTGATATAGATACATCATAATCATCATTAATAATTTTAAAATTTTCTGCTCTAAAGTATGCAGTAAACGTTTTATCTGTTTCGCCTATAGTTAAAGACCAATCGTTTGATGATTTGTTCTTTTTATCTGTTGCTACTATTTTAATAGACTTACCATCACCTTTAACAGCGACATCTGGTAGATTTAAAGTATTACACGCCTTTAGTAATTTGGCATAGTCATCTTTTTTTAAAGTAAACACTACAGTTTTATCTGGCATAGTAATACCTTTTGATACTGATAATACTACTGATTTATCTGAAAAGAAATATTTGATTGCTTGTTTTGTTGCTTCGTCAGCAATTGTTACATACTCTCCACCGTTAAATTTTAAAGCTGGTTTATTAAATAACTCAACTGCTCTTAAAAATTCTGGTAAATCATATACACCAAATTCTGCTTCAAATTTTTCTGTTATGTCTGCTTCTGCCAATATGTTTTTACCTTGTGATATTGTATTAATTTTCTTTCCAGGTCTAAATAAAATATTTTGATTTATTTCTGAAAAGTTTTTTAATATCGCAAGTGTATCTGTACTTAGGTTCATTTCACTTCTCCTTATCATAGTTTAATAATAATATAACATAATGTACTGCCTTTAATAAGTCAGCACGATTATATCCATTCTTCTTACCATACCTACACAAATATTTAATTGCGTTGGCGTGACAAAAATCTTTGCCAATGTTTAAAGTCTTAAATAAATCTTGTACTTGAAAGCCATCAGTACCAACAGAATAGTGTTGGCCATAAGTGGACTTAATATAATCTGAGATTTCTTTTAAGATTTTATCTTCATTGTATTTCATATTATCAATATATCATAATATAAAAAAAATGTCAAGGCGTTATGCATTTTGACTTATTAAGAAGGTTTCGTATTCTGTAATATCTTTTTGTACTTCAATAGGTAATAAATCAAAAGCAGGTGTGTAATGATTGTGGTCTATTTTGTTTTTATGATAGTTATAAACTTTAATATCCGCTTTTTCATATAGTTCTTTAGTAGTGCAAAGTAATTGTGATTTACTATTAAATGATTTTAATTTTTGATTTTCTTCTTTTAAGACTTTGCAACAAATCGTCATTATATTTAATACTTTAATAAGTAGGTTTTTATCTAAATATTTTTCTCTATATTTTGGTAAAAGTATCATTTGAAAAAAATAAGAAGATGGTCGTAACGTATGATCGTCTGTTAAATTTTTATTTGTTTTATAATCTTCGGGATATTTACTTAAAACTTGATGACTTGCAAATAAAGTTATTCTGTATTTACAAGCAAGATCATAAGCAGATCGTTGAAGTGATTGTTGAACTGCTATTTTATCTGTAGGTGATTTATACTTATCGTACAGTTGTATTTTATGTTTAAATTCTTCAAAAAAAATATCTGCTTTTATAGAAGGTATTTTATTTGGTATTATATTAATATTATTTAAATTCATCAGGTAATTGTGGTAAAAATGTAAACTGTAAATCTTTTACTTTTTTCTCATCATATAGTTTGATAAATTGTTTTAATTCGTTTATTTTATTATCTATTAATTTTAATTTTGCATTTCTTACTGCAAGAATGTGATTAGGATTACAACTATCTACATAAGCTACTATGTTAACATTGCAAGACGGATATTTTAATTGAGACTTAACAAAAGAATTAAATACTCTATTATCATAATCTTTATCGTCATTTTCTTTTTTAAATTGTTGTTTAAAATATACTGTATTATCATCAGTATTTAATTCTATTTTTTTGGGTGTAGATACAATCATATTAAAATTTTCGTTTATATAATCATCAACTTGATCTGAATTATAAACTTTACAAATTGTTGAACTGTTATTTGTGTTATGTAATATTTCTGATATGAAAAAATTAAATCTTTCTGGTGTTACTTGCTGATCTTTCAAAGATTTTTTGACATCTGTTTCAGTAGGATTAATTAATTTTGATTGTATTTGATTTAATGTAGTCTGTATTATTTGATCATCTGTTCTAGGAAGTCTGATAAAAGTATCATTATCAGGATTGTTTTCTACTGAAGTCCAATTTAATCGCCAGTATTCAGCTGGCATATTTTCAAAGTCTATAAATTTTACTAAGGCAACTATTATATATTCTTGGTTTTCTAATACGTGTGCATTATACTTATGATTACCAGAAACTAATTCTAAGTTTTCAGTAACACACGGTGGTGTATTTAATTCTACATTATAAGTTTTTTCTCTTATGGCTTTTTGAAATTTATGTACAGTGGAAAATTCTAATTTTCTAGTATTTAAATCAGCTTTAATATCTGTGACTTTTGCTACTAAAGTTTTAATATAAACTAGACCTTTAGCAACTGGTATCTTTATCTTTACATCTTTATTCATAATATAATTTTTTCAATTAGTAACTTATACTATTATATAATAAAAGGGGCTAAAAGTCAATCTTTCAACCCCTTTTAATTTAAAACTATATATTAATTATTTAATATCAATAGTTTTTCGTTTTTTAGATTCAGGTATAATCTTTTCTAATGATACCTTTAATAACCCATCTTTTAACTCAGCGCCTATGATTTCTACATCATCAGCGATTGTGAAAGATCGTTCAAAGTATCTTTTAGCAATACCTTTATAAATTGTATTACCATCTTTATCTTTAGTTTCATCTTTATCAGATTTTTTAGATTTGATGGTTAACTGTCCATTCTCAAAAGTTACATCAATATCTTTTTTGTTGTAACCAGCAAGAGCCACTTCAATATCATAATTATTTTTTGAAGTCTCTACGATATTGTATGGTGGATAGTTTACTGTTGGAACTCTTAATCCAAAGTCATCATTTAACATTGATTCAAAGTGATTGAATACATTATCAAAACCTATGGATAAAGGTCTTAGTTGATTGAATATGCTTAATTGTCTATTAGTCATTTTATCTCCTTTTGTTAAGCAAGTTAAAATTGAAAGCCCACTATTGGCACTTTCAATATTATTTATATAGTTATTCAACTATATTTTGTCAAGTGGTAGTTTGTTTATCACGGAGTAAACTACCAAACACCGATTTTCTACAGTATTTTAAAGTAAATACTGAACTTTTTAACGCCGTATAGGTCTTACGAATTGCCTATACTATAATATATATACAGGTTCAATTGAGCGTTAAAACTAGTAACCTCTTATATCTCTCATCATCTTTTGCTTCTTTAAAAAGTTAGCTCGCATTTCTTTTGCTTTTCTAACTCTTTTTTCAGATGGCTTTTCATAAGTCTGTTTCATTTTGTACAGTCTCATAACGCCTTCTTTAAGAAGTTTCTTTTTAAGAATACGCATTGCTTTTTCAACATTGTTATTCTTAACTTCTATTTTGAGTCCCAATTAAATATACCTCCTTAAGGTGTTGCGAGTGGCCATTATTGGCCACTCAGGACTAAATGGATAGATTTAGACAATGTCTTGCGACTTGTCTTCCTCACTATCATTGGAATCCGTTTGAGATTGTGCTGTAACTTCTGCTTGTCTTTGCGACTCCATAATTTGGTCGGCAGTAGCACCAGCATCAACTTTAGTGTATAAATCTACAAATGAAGTTTTAGTATCTTCATCAAATCTATTTGTACACAATTCAATTGCTTTTACTTTGTTATTAAAGATTGAGTACGCTTGTACAATATGTACCAATCTTCTGGTAGAAATAATCTCATCTACACCACCATCGAAGTAAGTTTTTCTGATAACATCAGCCCACGTAACAAGTTTGTTAATGTAGTTGGTATCTTTTTTACCTGTTGCTTCTAAGGTATTGTTTAAGATTTTTTCTTCAGTTTTTGCATTTGGATATCTTTGTTCAAATGTAACTGGAAATCTTTCTAGGAAAGCTTCGTTAAGAATATTGGTACCTATAAACTTACCATCTTCTGAACCTTGACCTTTAGTATTGGCAGTCGCCACTACGTTAAAGCCATCTTTTGGTTTTACGAATTTGTTAATCTTTTTAACAAACACACCTGACCCTTCTAAGATCGGTTGTAAACACATAATCTTATTTGAAGCAAGGTCGATCTCATCTAATAAAAGAAGAGCGCCTCTTTCCATAGCTTCAATAACTGGACCATTCTGCCATACAGTTTGGCCGTCTTTTAATCTATAACCGCCAAGTAAATCGTCCTCATCGGTTTCAATTGTAACGTTTACTCTAATACATTCTTTTTTAGCTTCGGCACAAGCTTGTAATATAGACATTGTTTTACCGTTACCAGAAAGACCTGTAACAAACACTGGATAAAATTTACCAGATTTGATAATAGATTTAATATCAGGATAGTTGCCAAATGGTACAAACACTGGATCTTTTTTAGGTACAATGTCGCCTGTAAGAGAAGATACTATATAAGCGGCTTCTTTTTTAATTTCAACATCAGTTGTTTTTTCAACCTTACTTGATTTTGAATTTGCCATAGGTAATTTATAACTACCTCTACCTACTTTATATTCGTCAGATTTTAACCAAGACGGGTTTTTCAATTTTTCTGATTTATAAAAATCATTAATTTCTGCTCTAGTTAAAACTTCTTTTTTATAAAAAGCATAAGCTTTTTCTACGAAGTCTTTTTGAGTCTTATTAAGTTCAATCATTTACTTTAGTCCTTTCATCATTTAGTTTATACATATATAATAACATAGCATTGTGTCAACATTATGTCTTTTTTTAAAGAAAAAACCTTTTAAATTCATATACTTAAACGATTTGTTCTATAAATTTGTTTAATAGCACTCTGGAATACAGTCTATTTTTCATAGATTTGGTGAATATCTTTTTAATTTCACTAGTAGTATTACCACTATTAATATTACTCAAATCAGCGTTTTCAATATTCATATCTTTAGCATTAACAACATAGTAAGAATTATAACCTGGTTTAGGTATTTCTAATACTTTATCTTTTAAAAATTGTTTTCTAAGTTTTTCATAATTTGAATTATAAGTTAATTTACCATTAGCTGAAATATACTCATCTACAAATTGACTAAAACTATTTTTGTTAACTCTTTTAGATA